GTTCTAAGAAATAATTGATCCTTTACAGGATATGTAGGAAATGTTGTTCCAAATCCTGCGGCATTTCCATTAGCCGCTATACCGTCTCCAGTAAGATAGCCATCAATGTATCCGTTTGATTTTGCCGCTTCATATACTGTGTCTGATCCAATGTCACTACTTGCTAAAAGATCTGCATTGTCGCCAGTGACTAATGCAACTTTGCCAGTTTCATCTGTAGGTATCACAAAATAGTTTGATGTTTCATATCCTGACTTAGGAACATTGGCTTCTGCTTGTGTTATTATTGCTTCATTTATTTCTTTATCTTTGTCATAAGAACTGCCTACTCTGCCGTATGCATTTTCATCATCTTTGTCACCAAATATATCTCTATATTCTTGACTGTCCATAATTGGTTTAGTTTTAACTCTTAATAAATGTGGCCACCATGTTTGTGAAAATCCTTCTGCGGCCCTGCTTACATCTTCGACAACATAAAATCTTTTAAGTGCTTGATCTATTGTGTTATCATTTATGTCAGTAGCAAATAATCCAAAATCATCTTTCAAATGTGGCAACTCAATAACATCACCTGACATAATTTTACGTCCCAAACGTTCAACTGTATCGTTCAAATGCACAGTCATAAACAATTGGTCATTTTGTAAAAACAATCCAAATTGAGTAAGGTCAAAATCTATGTCTTGTACATTATAAATGCATCTTGCAGTGAATACATCTTCGGAATATTTTCTATCTCTGTTTTCTAAAAATAATAAATCCTGGATTGTTGTTTCAGTAGTTTTTCCTACATAATTTGGTTGTGTTGCGTCACTTTTATTCCCTTGATCCTGTGGGCCAAGATACTTGTGAATATAGGCATCAGTACCTCCAACCTGAAACATTTCAAAGATGTTTCGATCAAGAAATCTGTAATCGTTGCCCTTTTCAGGCTTGAATATTGACAATCTAGGCATAACTTGTTTGTATTTATTGTTGGGTCGCGACTCTGTTTACAATAAATATGTGTATGGTTGACGCAGTAAACAGTATAACTTCAGCACAAACAGAGAAACAAAAAGTATTTGATTACGTTAGGACTCTGCTTGGCGATGGCATGGTTGATGTAGAACTAGACCCAAATCACTATGAAATTGCTCTAGATCGTGCAATAGACAAGTACAGACAAAGATCTGAAAATGCTGTTGAAGAATCTTATGGATTTTTAGAATTACAACCTAATCAGAATGTTTACACACTACCTGATGAAGTAGTATCTGTAAGACAGATATTTAGACGTACAGTTGGTGGTGCAAGTTCTTCCGAAGGAGGTACCGCCCTTGATCCATTTGAACTTGCCTACACAAACGTATATCTTTTACAAACAGGTAGATTAGGTGGACTAGCAACATATGACGCTTTTGCTGGATATCAAGAACTTGTTGGCAGAATGTTTGGTGGATTTATTAATTTTCATTATCAAGAAGTAAATCGCAGATTAGAAATAGTAAGACGTGTAAGATCAGCAGAAACTGTGTTACTATGGTTGTACAATCATAAACCAGATGAATCTTTACTAAAAGATGTGTATGCTAAACCTTGGCTAAGAGATTACACTCTTGCAGGTGCTAAATTTATGCTTGGTGAAGCAAGATCAAAATTTGCAACTGTGGCAGGACCACAAGGTGGTACAGCATTGAATGGCGATGCACTCAAAGCCGAAGCAACAAACGAAATGGCTGAACTTGATAGACAGTTAGAAATGTTTACAGAAGGTTCGCAACCTATGTCATTTGTGATTGGCTAAAAATAATCTTGCATTTTATATAATATAATTTTATAATAGTTTTATGCTTATAGGACTATGTGGATATAT